AGTTCAGCGCGACGCCGTTCCACAACGTGGTGCCGGGCGTGCCTGCGTAACCGGAAGCAATGCCGGGCATGTTCGGGCCTGCGCCGGTCGGGTCGGCAACTGCTGCTAGAACGCGGGAGACCATGTCTCCCGAAAAAATCGCGTGTGAGTCGCTCGAGGGCTTGCCGTACTGCGTGGTGCTGAACGGGCTGCCGGAAATTCGTGCGACGGGTCGAAAACCGAAAGGGTTGTTCGGATTAGCCAAGGAAAGTAACTCCCATCTACAGGAGCTATTCGCCCGGTTTTTTCAAAACCTCCCTACACGTTTTCGAATTCGATGCCGGGGCGGCGCGTCTCGCCGTCCATGCTCGTGAAACGGTCGCCGCGTCGCAGGGGCGAGAAACCGCCGCTCTCTTCTTCTTGGCCGATGCGCTCGGTCGCTTCGATGTACTGCTCTTCCTGGCTGCGTACTTCTTTCCGAGCTTCGTCCGCGAAGTGCTGGCGCCGGCGTTCGGCGACGTGGTTCGGAATCACGCCCATGTAGAGCGTGCCGCACTTCACCGGGTCGTTGTTCTTGTCCTTCACGATTTCGTATCCGCGCTTGCCCAACACGGTCATGCAACGATCACTGAGAAATTTCGGCGACATGCCACGGTCGCAATACTGCGCAACCAATGCACGCATGGGGTTAACCAAAAGTGGATCCAGTTCGGCGCCGATCTCGATTTCGACGGTGCGCGACGGAATCGCCATGACGCGATCGCGGAATGCCTGCGCGGTCTTTTCCTTGCCGAATTTGTGGATCGCCTTCATGAGACCTTTGCGCATAATCATGTCCGGAGCTGCAAGGGCGCCGCGCTTCATGATCAGCGTATAGAACGCGTCGGCTACTTCTTCCTGACCCAGTTTTTCGAGGCGCTCGTGAAACTCGGGGCAGTTATCAATCATCGGGTCGGGGCCGTACACAATGCGTGTCACGGTCTCGGGCGCGTCTCCGAACGCCTTTTTGTCCCATTCATCGCGCAGCAGTTCTGCGGCGTTCTCGGGTTCGTCGGCCTGAATATTCAATCCGAGGTCGAGGGCGCTCTCGACTTCCTTCTGAATCATCATTTCGTGGCGCGCGCCCAGAATGCGTTTGTTGGCTACTGTCGCGGGGTCGTCAAAAATCTTTTTCTTCGATGGCATTGTAGTTAGTCCTTACCGGCGCGACCGGCTGAAAATATTGGTGGTGCTGCGGCGCTTTTTGTACGCGTCTTCAGAGACGCCCATCTCGGCGCAAATTCGCTTTTCGCCGGGGCTGAGCTCGTCGTTTTCTTCGGCGTCCTCCGGTGTCGGAGCTGCGCCGCGGTCGCCGGACTGCGCCGCGATCCGCGCCACGCGCCGCTGTTCCTTCGCGGCTGCGTCGTCGGCGGTCTGCATGGGCTTGCTCTTCAGCTTGCCCGTTTGGATGTGCTCGAGGTGCGTTTGCTTCGCCGCCAGTTCCATCGCCATGTTGGCGGGTACGCCGGAGTTTACGAGGGTTCCGTACGCTTTCGCGGTGTCTTTGAAAAATTCGCTGTTGCGGTTTTTGAGGTCCGGATAGTCTCCGAGGAGCTCCTGCTCTCTCGCGATTGAATCCGCCTTTGTATTCACCATCGACTGCGCTTCGTCCTTAGAAACAAAGCCGTGCTTTTTGATGACCTCGAGCAGTCCCTTGGTCCCCTTCGTGGTCAACACTTCGAGCAGGTCGGTGTCGTCCTCGGGCTCGCCTTGCTTCGTCGCTGCGGCTGCGGCCGGCGCGGGCTTGCGCTTCGCTTCGTCGTGCCAATACTGGGCGGTGTTCTTAAATTCTTCCGCCTGGTTTTTAAACTCCTCGACCTGGCGCTTGAGCGCGTCGAGTTCTGCGTTCGGCTGCGGCTGCTGCTGGACGGATGGCTGCTGCCCTTCGGGCGCGCCTGTTACAACGGGAGTGTTCATAGATTTAGGTGTTTTCCAAACTCGGTTCCCCGGTAGAGGTCGGCGCGCTTCGTGGTGTAGGGCTCAACGCACGTGCGGCACAGGACTGCAAGGAGTCCGTCTTTGGGGACGACATACATCCTTACTTCGGCGCCTGGGGTTAAATCGCTCAGCATTTGCCAGGTGGTTCCGCATTCCTGGCAGCCGTTCGGCACTGCGCCCGCGAGTACGTCGCCGGCGTGGATGTGCCACTCGAGGCAGACGTCGCACATATTCTGCCTGCTGGCGAGGGTATGGACGCGGAACGCGGGCCGCTCTTTGCTGCACCAATTGCAGCGTTTCGTTTCGAAAATTTTCATACCATTCCTGGATTGCTGCGGGCGTGGGCGCGCCAGAATTGGCGCGGGCTGAGTCTCCCGCCGGCGGCGAGGTCCTCGACGTGGTGGCCGTTGAAATACTGGCGCGGGAATAGGCCGCGCTCGAGCATCAACTGCCCTAGCTGCTCCTGAACTTTGTATACTGCGTGCCAGAAATTCCCGGAGTCCACGCCGATCATGCGCAGACACGCGGGAGCTTGGATGCCCTGCAGTACGTGCAGCGCGAATACTTCGGCCTCGAGGCCTGCGAGGGTTTTACCTGTCAGCGTGAAATCGGCGATGTATTCCGCGCCGCGAAACCCTGCCGCAAGTCCCGAACCTATGCGCTCGACGTACGGGCGCTCGTCCGGAAACTGCATGCACTTCCGATAACGGCTAAAGCAACACTGGAAGACTTTGCGATACGCGCACGCGCAAACTTTGGCTTTGCGGCCGGTTTTGCCGTGGCCTCCGCAGTACGCACACTTCGCGCGCGCAAGTGCGAGGGCGTCGGTAGTGGTGTCCCACATGGCGATTGCCTAGCGGTACGGGGCTGTTTCTTTCAGCATGCGCGCTGGCAGCTCCAGCGTCGCGTTGAACGCCGATAGCTCGCCCTGCGCTCTGTATAGAGACAGCGTGTCTCCCAGGCGCTCTAAATCGCTGCGCGAGCGGTCGCGGCTTTCGGCGATGCGCTGCGCGATCTTTTTCCAGGCGTCGGAATCAAAAATGCCTTTGAGCTGCGCGTGTTCCTCGGCGCGCTGCTCGCGAACGGCCGCAAAGGCTTCGTGTACAGCGGGGCTTAGGGGGTGGTGCTTCTTACTTTCCATTTAGAGTTCTTCGCCGTCGACCGTCGTTTTAACCTCGTGACGCGGGCAAACAAAGCCCACCATGCCGTAGGTCAAATCGATCTGGCGCCAGTCGTCCGGGAGTGGCATCACGGGCACATCGTCGCCCTCGAAAACCTGCATGCCGCGGCGCGCGATGGAATTGCAGCGCAGGCAATGCCATTCGAACGTGACATGGAGGCGCGAATATCTGACCTTACTGTTCATGCATTACCTCGGGATGGCCGCTGAACGGAAACGGGCCGGTTGCCTGCGAGTCGCCGGGCGGGATTGTCAGCGGGCCGCCGAACAGTCCGTTCGGCATTGGCTGGCCTGCACCCGGGCCGCCTCCCTGCGGAAGCGCCTGCAGGGCCGCCTGCATCATCGCCGCTTGCACCTTCTTGGCCTGCAGTTGGCTCATTTGGGCCTCGTAGTGGATGATGAGCTTCTTCAGCGCGTCCGGGTCGAGCTTGCCTTCCACGGCCGTCTGAATGTCCTTGTAGTGCCGGATCAGATGGAGCTGGTCGTTATCCATCGGGTTCACCTGCACGTCTTCCCCGTGCAGCATGTTCACCCACTCCTGCTTGGGATCGATCGGGATGTCGGGCGCCGGGGGCTTCGGCACAAGGTCCGCGAAATTCGGGTCGCCCAGTGCTTTGTGCGCCTGGTTCGTCGTTTCCCATAGCGCCTGCGGGTTGGTCGCGATCAGCGGATTTTGTAAGTCGAGTTGGTAGCGCGCGAGGGCCTGTTGCTTTTTGACTTCCTTGCTCCAAACGCTGGTGGCGAACTGCAGTCGGAAGTCATAGCGGCCGTCGCGGTCTTCCGCGCTGAGAATAGAGCCGCCCTTCGCCCAGTCAAACATGCCGTCGGCGTCTTCCTCGGTCACGCGGAAAAACACTTCCGCCGGCGTGAACTGATACTCGAGCAGCCAAAAATGCTCCAACACCAGGGCCATATCGGCTTGCAGAATTTTCGTGTCGAGGCTGATGCGTACGTTGCCTTCCTCGAGCAATGCCTGCGTCTGCGCCGCGGTGCGCGGCGCATTCGGCCTGTCCGACTGCCGCCCCATCTGCAGGTCGTTCATGCCGGTAACCTTCTCGCCGTACGCCGCGGTGGCCTGTTCTTTCCACTGCGCAATCGACATGTCGGGCGTGATCTTAATCGCTACTAGGTCGGTTTCCGGGTTGTCGAGCGGGATGCAGATTCCTGGCTCGAGCCGGATCGTATCCGCGCGCATGCCAGTCGCCGGCCGGTATCCCAGTGGCGGCGCGATGCCCATCTGCGCGGCTTCCGTTGCCTGGTTGTGGTTGGCGCGCAGCTCGTCTTCGATATCGATGAGAAGCTCGCAGAGTCCGGGTCCCCAGTAGGAGCCGTCCTTTATGAGGCTCGATTCCACGAAGGGCCGGCGGCGCTTCATGATCGGGTACAGCGTCTGCAGGTCCTGCACGCCGATAACGAGGTTGAGCTCGAGAATCACGCGCACTACGTACTCTTTTGTCTTACGGGAGCGCGCCTTGAAATCGGTCTCCGACGCGTCCTTGCGGCCTTTGAGCGGCCGCCAGCGTCCATGCCACTCGATCACCGTAAGCCACTCGCCGCTTGATAGCGGCCTCTGGTAGAGGATGCCTTCGGCTTCGTCCTTCTCGAGCTTTACCTCATCGCCTTCGAAGTCGCGTTGCTGGCCGCGCTGCGCCGTGGTGATGATCTTGTCCCAATTCTTCGTGATGCCCTGATAGCGGCCTTGCTCTTCGCCGTCGAGGAGCTGGTCGGGAGTCACTCTGTACTTGCGGCAGACAAACGAGAAGTCTTGTATCGTGCGAACGTCTTCGGCCGGCACAATGATGTCGTCGGGCCATAGCGGGTCAAATCCCGGTCCTTCGTAGTCGACAATCTCTTTCTCTTCACCGTCGCGCGGGTCGATGACGTCGTATGTGTCGCGTCTCCAGGGAGAATACGCGATGGTTCGGCCGAACAGCAGTTTGCGCGTCTCGTATTCCATGAACGGCACTTGCAGTTTCATCGCATTGAAGCAGCGCCACGTCATGTATTGGCCGATTTTCTGGTCGTTCTTGTAGTCGCTCGGTCCAACGGGTACGGCAACGATTTGGGCGTCGTCGCCAAAAATCGCGTCCATGTGCTTCGCAAGCGCAGTGAGGATCTGCGCGCGGATGTAGGGCACGGGAAAGTTGCTGGTTTCCTCTTCGCCCTGCGCGGGCTCGTCGACCAGACAGCGCCAACGGCGATAGTATTCGGCCCATCGCGCCAGGCGCCGGCGATGGTCGACCAGCGCGGCGCGGTAGTCACTGTTGACGCGGTTGAACAGCCGCGCGGTTTCGGCCTCGGGCAGCTTGAGCTGGAAGTTGTCTTGCTCCACGTCAGTACTTCACAATCCAGATGAGAACGGCCAGGTACATCACCAGAACAAACAGCGTGAGCGGGCTGGGGTCCACAATCGTTGTCACGGTGCGGCTTCCCTTGAGCGGGTTGTGTTCCTCAATTCGCGTGATGCGCAAAAAATCAAAATTCATGGCCTAGGCTCTCCGTCTACGGTCTAATTCGCCACGGCGCCTGTAATTCCCCACTTCGAGCGTGCGCGGCTGCGCGATGATCGGCGGCGCCATGTGCAGCAAACCCACCACAGAAAGCGCGTCTGCGATTACGCAGTCGTCATGACAACCGGTCTGGTGCTCGGCCTTGCCGTTCGGTTTGATAACGAAAGTGGTCGCCTCGAGCGCAAACTGCGGGTCGCGGATAAAGGCGCTCAGCTCGCGAATCACGCTGTCGTACCAGCTAATGAGCTGGGGGCGCGTGACGGTCGTTGTCTTCCATCCGATCAGGTCGGCGCGTTCGTTAGGATCCTGGTCGGGTTGCTTCATGCGGTGATAGATCAGGCCGGGCGGATAGTCGCATCCCAGCAACGCGTCGACGGTCGCGAGGCCGGTGTTATTCACTTCCGGTACGATCTGCGCCATGTTGAAATAGCGCCCCAGCAATGCCAGCATGCGGCCGAACTCCGCAGGCTCCACGCGCAACCGCACCGTCGCTACCTGGTCGGCGGTTCCACGCTCGCGCACGCTAGCGGTGGAATAATCCGGGTCGGAATCGCCCTTACCGTCATTGGTGTCGATTCCCTCGGCGGTGTCCGCGCCGATGACGTACTGGCGCAAGTGCTCGGGGCGCTTGTAGAGCTTCATCTCGCCGCGCTCTTTCGGCATGAAGTTGATGCGCATCGTGCCGGCGTAGCTCTGCTCCTCGAGCGCGCCCTCCGGCGCATTCTGAATGAGCGGCATGCGCGCGATGTGCGCGAGTGAGAAACGCGGCCGGCCGGAAGAAAGAAACGCCTCTTCGAAGGTCGCCGGGTATTCCTGTTTAAAAAGGTTCTGATCGTGATTGAGCTTGTTGGCGATACACCAGCGGCGCCAGTGGAGCTGCTCGAGCGTGAGGCCGAACTGCTTTTTTATGGTCCACTCGTAGTTGCTGAGCGTGGCTTGAAACTTCGCGGGATCGAGGAGCGGCCTAACGTATTCGGGGTGTTCCCACCACGCGAAGAACAGCAGTTTCCACTCGGAACGTCCTTCGCGCGCCGACAGACACATGCGGTGAAATTCATCGCCGACGCCGTTCGCCGTCGATTCGATTACCGCCATGGTGTCGGGGTCGTCGGGCATTGCGCCCATGACGGAACCTAGAATTGACTTGAAGTCCGGGTAATACGCGGCTTCGGAAAAATGCACGCGGCGCAGTGTGAAGCTTCTGCCGATGCTGAGCGTGCGCGTGGTGTGGGTCTTAATCCAGGAGCCGTTTACCCATTCGATTTCGCTCGTGTTGTTGCGAAGAACCTCGGGCAGTTTGATCACGCCGCCGAACGGGATGTAATTGTCGTTGAAGCGCTGGTAGTGCTGAAAGAGGTTGAGCGAGGTTTTCTCGTCTTGCGCGAGAACCATCGTGTGTTGGCCGCTGTAGAACGGCGTGGCGTGGAAGTTATGGCCAGCGACGCCTACCGATATCCACACCTGCCGCGCCTTCGGTACGATCGCGCGAACGGGCTCGCCGCGCTTCGCGGCCTCTTCCACCAGCGCGTTCAGTTTTTGCTGCGCCGGGCCCAACATCATCGGAACCATGCGCCCGCGTTTGTCCTGCACCTGTAGCGAGGTGTTGCAGAATTTTTCGTGATCGGAAAACCCGTGGTAAATGTCGTCGGGCGTCATGCGGCCTCACGAAGTTTTTGCTTGGCGCTCTCCACGCGTTTGCGCGCCCAGTTCGCGGAACGGCCGCGCGCCGATGCGATGCTCGACACCTTCGCGCCCGCCTGCAGCTCGCGAATGATGGCGCGTTCTTCCTCGGGTAGAGCCGCGATCGCGGCGTCGATGCGCGCCGCTTCGTCGTTCTTAATGGCGACCGCATCCGGAAGCGGCGCGGTGTCGGTCACGTATCCCGCCGGCATAAAACCGAGGCGCTCGACCATTCCCTCGACGCTTTCGTGCGTGAGTTCGGTGTACGATCGGCGGCGGTACGCGTCGAAGATCGCGCCGCGCACGCGCCGGTATGCGAAGCCTTGAAAGCAACCTTCCGCCTCGTTGTAGCGGTTCGCAGCCTGCACTAAGCCCACGCTCGCCCAGCTCTCGAGGTCTTCGATTTCGATGTGCGAGTGATAGCCGTCTTGTCCTGCCTTGGTGAACTGCGAGTAAACTTTGCGCGCCACGCTGCGCGACCATTCGAGGTTGTCGGTGATGAGTTTTTCGCGTGCGGCTGCCGCTGCGGCTTCGTCGATCTTCTTGCCCCAGCGCGCCTCGTTGCCTTTCTTTCCGGCGGCGCTGCGGACCAGGT